TTGCGCGCCGGTTTCGCCCCTGGCTCCGGCAGGGCCCGGATCGCCCCTTTCGCCCTTCGGCCCCTGCGGTCCCTCGGGTCCGCGTGGGCCCTGTGGTCCCTGTTCGCCGCGTAGGTTGCCGATTTTTCCGAATGCCATGTTTAGTTCCTTTCCTGGTTGGTGTAGAGGTCCATGGTGTCCAAGTCGAGGTAGATGTCACCCGGCTTGCCGTCGATGGTCGGGGAGCCGTGCCCGGTGAGGAACCGGGGCATGCTGTCGATCATGGTTTTGATGTCGCCGGTGACGGCCTGCCATGCGGTGAGGTTGCGTCCCGGTTTGAACGTGCGCGGGTCCACGTCCGTAAGTTCCGCGTATTCCAGCGTGCCGGCCGTGTCGGGCACGGTGAACCAACGAATAGACCCGTAGGGCACTTGCTCGTCGGTTTTCCAACACCATTCGGGACCGGTGGGCTGGATGTCCACGGTGGCTTCGCCTTCTTCGTCCAGCACCACGGTGAACGTGTCGGGCAACACCACACTTGCGTCGTCGGTATGACGGGCGGATGGTTGGAACACGACCATGCCGACGCCGGCACGGGTGCCGCCGTTGGTCGGGGCGCGTAATCGTATGTGCACCATCGTCATGATTGGGCTACTTTCCGGCCATGCGCAGCGGATTGTATGCCACGCCGAAACCGGACGCGATAAGACCGGCCACGGTGGTGATGTAATCACCCACGGTCGGGTCACCGAACTGGGTGAAACCGAAACCGACCGCTACGGCGATGAGACCGGCCACATACACGATGGTGCGCACGGTGTTGTTGAACACGGGTGTGTAGCCCTTCTCGGCGTCCGTGCTGCCGGTGGCCTTGTGGTCGGCCACTCCCGGAGTGTTCACGGGGTCGCTCATTTGCCCGTCCCCTTGTCCTTGGTGGTGATCTGGATGTCGAGCGTGGCCAACTTGCTTTCCACGGCCTTGCGCACGGTGTCGGCGATGGTGTTCGGGTCCGCGCCGATGCTCTTGGCCATGGCCTCCAATGCGGCCGTCTGAGCCTTCTCGTACGCGGTCGTCTTGGCCTGCACGAGGTCGCTGATTTGATCGGCGCGCGCCGCCCACGGGGCTTTATTGCTGCTGTGAATCTCTTTCACGCCGGCGTTCTTCAACACCACGACCTGGTCCGGGTGTGATAGGCCGACGCGGCCGGTTTCGGGGCTCCAGTAGTAGCCCACGCCGCTGTCGTCGTCCCAGATAACCAGTGCTGTGCTCATTTCTGTTTCTCCTTGACTAGATGGATTGGTTAACAATTGATTGGCGCGGTCGATGATCCGTTGGACGGGCAGACCGTTCGGTGCTCGGTCGGGGCATCCGTAATGGTCCGTGCCGGGTATCTCGCGGTGCAGCCACACGTTGCCGTTCAACCCGTCGTGCCAGAGCTTGCCGAGCCCGTAACGGCGGCTAATGTCCGCGCACAACTGTGCGGACGCCTCCACGCATGCGTCGGTCATGGGCACACCGGCCATACCGCCTTCATGCTCGATGCTGATAGTGCTGTTGTTGCTCGAAAAATTCGCGTCGGAATATGAGCCGTTGGCTTCGCTCACGTACTGGTGAATCTCACCCGTGCCGCCGATGCCGTAATGGGCCGAAGCCTGCGAACTCGGCCGCTGGAAAACGGCGTCGGTGCCCGCGAGACGGCCGACCATGATGTGCAGGGTGATGTGAGTCACCCGATGCCCGTTGCGCCCGTTGTAATGGTTCGGGCTGGGCGCCTGTATGATGTTCAATGCCATTGTTGTGTCCTTTTAGTTGTCGTGTTTGAACAAGCCTTCGGGCGGGTTCGGCGGGGGTGGTGGCGCGCCCCTGTATATGTGGTCGATGAGCGCGCGGTTATGCTCCCACAACAGATTCATGTCGGCCATGGTGTCCTTGAGTTCTGTTTGCGCTTCGTGGAGCATGTCGGCGCTGTTTTCCTCGTGGGTGGCTTTGTTGTTGAGCCACGCCACAGCGGCCTGCACGGCAGCGCCGAACGCGACGCCGCACGCGCCGGCTATCGCGGTGATGAAATCCATCATGTTTCCTTTCAAATGAGACGGGATAACACAGGGTTACGAGTCCGGCGCCGTCACCCTCCAGACAACACAGTTGGGTGCGGCCGCGGTCACGTTCGCCAAGCACAAGACCAAACCCAAGGCCGTGCTCGTAACCCGCGTCAGAAATAACCAAGACGGCGACGACAGAGCCAGAATCTTCAACCCGATAGTGTGGGATATCACCGCCACCGGGTTCCAAGTGCGTTTCTGGCGTCTGGACACGCACAACTGGGGCGAGTCTTGGCCGCTCACGTTCTCTTACCTAGCCATCTGGTGACGGTCACCAGTACGCCGCCCATGTCACCGACACGGGACCGAAATTCGTGGCCCACGAGTCCGTCAACTGGTTACGGAACCGCACCCACGCATATGAGGCGGTCACGCTCCACAACAATGCGTCAACCTTATAAACCGAAACATCCGACTGATCGGAACGACGCAGCACCGTGACTGTCACGCTCTTGGGAGCGGTCGTGTGATGCTCCCACGGGATGGTCAGCACAGCGTCGGCGTTGGTGCGACCTGTGATAGTGCCGGCCTCATAACCCTGTGTTATCGCGGCGATCTGCGATTGCAATGAGTTGATTTGCGTGTTCTGCGCGTATTTCACCCATGCCGAACCGTTCCAACAGTAAGGCCCGTTGTTATTGCCGTCTGAGGTCACGTAGCCGGTTTGGCCGGTGGCGCCTCTCCTCGTGGCGAGACTGGCGAGCGTGCCCGCTATGACGGGCTTCACGCCCTCGACGGTCGAACGCTGGTCCACCAGTTTCAACGCGGCTTCCGTGGTTTCCGCCGCCTTTTTGAAACCAGCGGCCGCGTTCGATACTAGGTCGCCGCCTTCTATGTAGCTGATGCCGTAGATGGGTGTGGTTTTCATTCTTGGTTTCCTTCCCAGTTCGGCCGGTCGATGCCGGTCGTGCTTGTCGGTTTGTCGAAAACTGTGAACCCTGTCAATTCCGCGAACGTGAACACGCATTGCGCGAATGTGGCCGGCCAGTCCGTGAAGTCCTGCCAGCGCATGCCGGTGTTCGCTGTGGAGTCGAGCGGGTACATGGTCGCTTCATGGGTCATGCCCCGCTTGTGGGTGAACGTGATACGCCCGCCGATGGTCGTGAACGCGCCGGAGAACGCCGGTCGCCCGTCCATGCCGGTCAACGTGCTCAAACGTATGCCGGTGATAAGCACGGGACCGGAGGGTTCGGGACGGAACAGGTGCGGGAACGACACCGGATCTAGGTTCGTTCCAATGAACTTAATGGACTCGTTGCGCAGCCGGGTGTCGTGCGTGACGATCCACGATGCCGCCGCCTGCCGTTGCGCGTCGGACGGCGTGAACGTGCCGCCCGTGTGCAAACCACCGGAGTCGTCGCCGGCCACGGCGTCCGAATCGGCCGTGACGCTTTTCTGCGTGTCCGTGAGCCGTGTGGGCAGACGGCTCAAATCCGTGTAGACGGTTTCCATGTCGTCGTATTCCACCACGCCGTCGTTGTTCTTCGCGCGTTTGGTTTTGGCCACGGCCTGCGTGACCGGCTCCATGATGGACAGTTCCAAGTCACCGGCCACGAGATTCGCCGGCAACGTGTCACGGTGTTGGCCGTCCACGAGCACGTACGGCATGCCATCCACGCCCACATGCACCTGCACCGATCCGGCCAACGACAGCGGGCGGAGGGTGATGGTTTCACCCTTGTAATGCTCGTACCATGCGGGCGCGGGCATGACGTGCGCGTACATGCGCGACAACAAGTCAAGTTGCGACGGGTAATCGTCGGTCTTGTACGTGGCGACTGCCGGGGGCAATTGCAACGATTGGGGTTCGGCTATGGGAGCGCCCGCCTGTCGGGCGCGCTTGTTGAGTTCCGCCAACCGCGCGGCCGGGGTGCCGACCCAATGGCGTCCCGCGTGCTTCGCCTCACCACTGGTGGGGCCTTGTGATTGCAGGCGTTTCCACATGACCATCAGGCTTGTGGCGGTCAAATGGATGCGCCACCTGTTGCCCAAGTCGGTGACGGTGCCGCCATGGCCTATCGTGCCGATGAACAGGGTGGGCACGTTCTCGCCCGGAGCCTCTGGAGCCGTGGGCACGTACTGCTGGTGCAGTTGGGCGATGGTGCCGCGTATCCGATCCCATGCGCCCATGCTGTCGGGCAGCATGTCCCACGTGGGTTCCGCGCTGAGCTGCACCAGCACGCGCGAGCCCGACAACGTGACGGCCTTGCCGGCCAAGTCGCCAGCCCGGTCGATCAGGTCGAACGTGAGCACCGCCGGATCGGGTTGGCTCACGGGTTCGTCGGCTCCCCACGAAATCGTGAAATCATCCAACGCGGCGATGTCCTGCCGATGGTCGTTGACCGGCTTCCACCCGTCGCCGGTGTCCAAGTACATGAATGGTTGTTGTGCCATCAGCGTCGCACCCCCTCGTAATCGGCTAGGAGTTTGCGGATGGCCTTGGCGGTGCCGTCCGGGTCCACCACGGTGCCGTCGATGTGCACCTCGTAGTTGTTGACCACTGTCGTGCCCGCCAAGCCCGCCCGTGTTCCGTTGAGCATGGCGGACATGCCCGTGGACGCGAGTCTGGTGTTGGCGGATGCGATGGCGGTTCTCACCTTGCCTTGGAAACCTGTTTCAAGTCCCTGGGCGAAGCCCGCCATGATGGCTTTGCCGTGCGGGATCAGCAGGCGACGGTCGTAGCTGATCGGCCCCTTGTGCGAGGTTATCCAGTCGGCTATGCCTCCCACGAAACCGGTCACGCCGTCCCATGCGCTTTTCAATCCCCGGAGGAAACCGTCGATGATGCTTTTGCCGGCGTTCACGAGCAGGCCGCCCACGTTGCCCAATGCGGAGAGGATACGGCCTGGGATGCTGGAGAAGAAGCCGACCACGCCGTTCCATGCGTTCTGCGCGCCTTGTGCCGCGTTCTGGAAGAACGCGCCGATTCTGCCGGGCAACGATTGGAAGAAACCGATTATGTTGTTCACGCAATTGCCCATGAACGCGGTGAACTGGCTCCAGATGTTGCGCCCAGTTTCGGTTTGGGTGAAGAACCACGCCAACGCGGCCACCAACGCGCCTATGGCGGTGACCACGATCATGATTGGGTTCGCGTTCATGGCGACGTTCAACGCCCATTGCGCCACTTCGGCGGCGGCCGCGGCGATGCTGAAGCCCTGCAACGCGGACACCACGGCGCTGATGGCGCTGGCCACCTTGAACGCGGCGAGTCCGCCGCCGATGGCCACCAGCGCGCCCGCGATGGGTTCGGCGTTCGCGCTGACCCAATCACCGAACTGGGTGAGCTTGTCGGCCACCGCCTGGATGATACCGGCCGCGCCGTTGAACGCGTCGCCCAACTGCGTGCCGATGCTTCCCGCGTCGGACAATCCTTGCAGTCCGGGCGCTATCGTGGTGGCGATGTCGGAGAACGCCTGGCCCATCGAGCCGAGCGCGCCGCCCACGGCCTTCACGGTGTCCGTGAGGGATTGGAACGCGCCGGTCTTGCTTATGGAGTCGGTGAACTGCTTCAATCCTCCGGTGGCTTTCGCGGCGAATTCGCTCACGCTGTCGGCGGCTTCGGTGAGCGCTCCGGTCACCGTGGGTTTGAACAGGTTGAACGCGTCTGTGAGTCCGCCTGTTATGGCGGCTTCCAGATTACCCAACGCGCCTTCCATGGTCTTCGTGCTCGATGCGGCTTCCTTGGCGACGTCGCTCATGCCCAAGTCCATGATGGCCTTGTTGAACTCGTCGGCGGTGATTTCGCCCTCGGCCATGGCGTCGCGGAAATTGCCCGTGTACGCGCCGTTCTTGAGCATGGCTTCCTGGAGTTTGCCCGAAGCGCCGGGGATGGCGTCGGCCAACTGGTTCCAGTTCTCGGTCGTGAGCTTGCCCGCGCCAGCCGTCTGGGTGAGCATCATCGCCACGCTTTTGAACGTGTCGGCGTTGCCGCCCGCCACGGCGTTCAGGTTGCCCGCCGCCTCGGTCAAACCGGTGTAGTCGCTGATGCCGTTCGCGGCCAACTGGGCGGTGGTGTTCTGTATCGTTGAGAGGTCGTACACGGTGTGGTCGGCGTAGTCGCGCGCCGCCTGTGACGCCTTCTCCACGTTCGACGTGTCGATGCCCGCGAAGTTCATGGTCTGCACGAACTTGTCGGTGCTGTCGCTCATGTCGATGACAGCGCCGCCGAAGTCCTTGAGCTTGTCCCACAACGCGGTCACGCCCTTCAACGCGGCACCGCCCATGAAGCTGCCGAACGCCGCCGCCTTGCTGGTGGCCTTCTGGAACGCCTTCACCGCGTCGTCGCTGTTGCCGGTGATGCGCACAGACATGATCGCGCTATGCGCCATCGGTTTCCTCCATTCGTTCGGCTTCGTCCTGCAATATCTCCACCGCCGTCGCCCAATCCAATTCGCTTGCATTCTCCCGCCACTCCCACGGGGTGCCGCCGAAATAGCGGGACAGCAGGCAAGAGAGACGGCCTAGCGAGTCGTCAGGCCACGCGGTCAGAGAGTAGGGTTTGCTGGTTCCTGGTCTTTCTGTTCGAGCGCGATGTCTTCCACGGTGTCCATCCACTCGTCAAATCCGAGCGTGGTGTGACCGGCGTTGCGCATGGCGATGAACGCGAGATAGTAGGACTGGCGGATTCGGCTGGCGTCGCCCGCCGCCCACTTGTTGATCTGGGCGTGTTCCTCGGCCTGGCACAGGGCGCGCGGCGTGAGTCGCGTTTCCTCGGTGCGGCCGTCCGCGTAGGTGACTTTCACGATCTGCATGATCTAGGCTCCCTTTACTTCGTTGAGTGTCTTATCGATGAATTGCCTGTAGACGCGCTGCCACGCGCCTTCCGTCGAGGCCACGCCGTTGTTGACGAACAGGCGCGGCTTGATGCGCCGGGCTGGCCACCCGTAGTTGATGACGCCCGCATAGGGCACGCTTTTGCTTCCCGCGCGGATGACACCGGCCTTCTGTGTCGCCCCGACACGGATTGATGAAGCCAACCTGCCGTTCTTGCCGCGCGGCGCGAGATTGCGCACCGCTGGCAATGCGATGTTCGCGGCCTGCCGGTTGACTTCCTTGAGTTCCTTCATGTCCGCGCCCGCCTTGCGCATGGTGGACACGAACCGTTTTTGGCCTACCACGTAGGCGGCTGTCGCGGCCATGCTAGTTTCCTTCTTGCGCGGTGATGGTTCCGCTGTAGGCCGCGTGGCTGAGGTTGGTGACGGGGAAACTGAAATCGTTGGTGTTCTTGCTTTTCACGTCGCCACCGATGCTCACGGCGCTCACGTTCACGTTGCCCGTCCACTTGATCTTGCCCTTGTTGTTCGGCACCCACTCGAACGGCATCTGCTCGCCAGCGTGGTCGAAGCACCACGCGCTGAGGTTGTCGGCGTCGAAGTCGTCCACGATGGTGCCTTCAAGCGTCCAATCGGTGCTTGTGCTGGTGTCCTGAGAGCCGTCGAGGAAATTGATAGGGTCGTCGGTGTTGTTCGCCGCCGCCAATTGCACCTTGGTGACCTGCGCGCTGAAGTCGCGCCCCTTACCCGTGTCGGTGATGGTGAGCTTGCCCGGTCCCAATGTTCTGATTGCCGTCATGATTGTGTCCTTTCGATTACATGGGGTTGAGTGTGATTTCGTATGCGGCGAGCGTTCCCGCGCCCGCGAGGTCGAAGCCGACTGGAGTGGCCGTGGCCATGTTCACGTCCGCCTGGTGCATGATGTCCATGGCTTCTAGGATCAGGTCGTAGCCGCGCTTGTTCGTGTTCGCTGTTCCCGCCACCGCGAGAATCTTGAACGTCACGTTTGGTTCCAGTTCCCAGCCGTCCCAAGCGATGTCAGGCGGCATGATGACCAAGCTGACCTTGCCCGGCGATGGTTTGACCAGTGACGGGTCTGTGGTGACTTGGAGGATCAGGCCGTGCCCGGCTTCGGTGATGCGTTCCGTGAGCTGTTCGGTGAGTTCGTCCACTCGGCTCATGCGATGCCCAATCCTGCGGGCAAGCCCGCCGCCCTGAGCTTCGGCCAAGCGGTACGCAACGGGTCGGTGGGGATTCTGAACGGTTCCACGCCGTCCGTGATTCCCACGATGCCGTTTCTCGCGTCCTTGGCCTGCCACAAGTCCAAAGCCACCGACAGCGTGCAGTCGTCCACCACGTCCTTCGGGATGCCGTAGCCATCCACGTGCGGGGAGAGGTAGGCGCGTGCCGCGCGGAGCCTCGCGGCCAAGGCCGGACGGTCGTCGGTGTCGAGCGTTCCGGCCTGCCTTGCGAGTTCATTCAGAAGTGGGTCGTCCGCCATCAGGCCGCCGGTTTCTCGGCCACGTTCAGCAGGGTGCGCACCGCCGCCGCGTCACGCGCCTTGAGAATGTTCTTGCCGATGTCGGTCGCGCCGCCGAGCGTGTCAACGGTGGTGGCCTCCGGTGCCGTCGTGCCGCCGATGGCTGCGCGGAGTTCATTGATCGCGGCGATGATGGTCGGCTCGAACGCGGGGCCATACGTGTCTTCGGGGATGTTGGGTAGTTTGGTCTTCCATTCCATGGTCGGGTTCCTTTCTGTCAGGCGTTGGCGAACTTGATGGGCAGTATGCCTTCGGGCAAGGTCACGCCGAACGCGGCGTAGCCGTACACGCTGAAGTCTTTGGTGAGGTTGAGTACGTTGTCGTCCTGGAGCTGGAAGGGGCTGTTGCCGTTCTCCCACACGGTCACGGCTCCCTTGTCGAGGAACGCGGCGGTTCCTGCGGCCGCGCCGGGCATGAGCACCACTGGCACGCGAAGCAGTGAACCGGTGATGTCGGTCGTGTCGATGCTGCCGAGCCGGTCGATGCCGCCGCCGCTGATGTCCATGAAACGGTCGCCGTCGTCGCTCAGGTGGGCGATGGCCTTGAACACGTCGCCGGAAACGCCGAGATAGTCCAATGATGTGTTGCGGTCTTCAACCTCAAGGCGCGCGTCGATGATGATGTCGAGCCAGTCGTTCGGGGTCATCGCCGTCAATGCCTTGCCCGCGTCGATTTTGTCCGAGGCGGACACGTCACCGATGGCACCGTAGAGGGCGATGCGGGTGGCGGCTTCGGTGTTGCGCGCGTACGCCTTGACCAACGCCTCAAGGGTTTTGTCCAAGTAGGGCACGCTGGCGCGTTCGATGGCCTGGCGGCTCAGGGACGTGTAGCCGCCGTAGGTTTCGATGGTCGCGGTTCGTGCCCCGATCTTGATCTCGCCATAGGGGAGGTAGTCGCCTTCCTTGGCCTGCTTGCCTACGGTGGTGGTGTCCTCGGTGACGATGGGATAGCTCAGCGTCTCGCCTTCGGACGGCAGCGCGGCGTGTGACACGAGGTTGGTGATGCGGCGGCGCTGTTCGAGGATGCGAAGCGTGTTGCTGATCCATACCGGCTGCGGGTCGCTGTTGGCGAGCACGCCGCCCGTGTAGTCGCGCTTGCTGATCTGCTCGTAGTCGTTGCGCGCCTGTTCGTCGCCCTTGGCGAGCTGCTTGAGCAGATGCCCGTAGCTGCGGTAGGATGCGGCGGGATTCGAGCTGCCATGGTTGTTCATGGTGGCTAGGCTCGCCTGGATGCTGCGCAGCACGTCGGCCTGTTCGGCCTGTTCCGCGCGCACCTTTTCGATGGTTTCGTTTTCCATGTGGTTCCTTTCCTGGCTGTTCTCGGTATTGAGGTTGCGGTGGTTCTCCACCTTGGCGTTCTGGTATGCGGGCCAGCTCACCAAACTCACTTCCAGGAGGCGCACGCGGCGGCGGTGGGTCACGTTGTTTTCGTCGCGTTCGTCCTCCAACGGGACGAATCCGACGCTGAGCGAGTCCAACGCGCCTTCGTCCATCAATGCCACCGCATCGCGCCCAAGCTGGGTGTCAGCGATTCGTGCGGCGATGTGAAGCCCGTCGTCGCGGTTCTCTGCCGAAGTGATCGCGCCGATCAGTTCGGCGTGCTGGTAGCAGAGCTTGGCCGTGTCGGCGTTCTCGAAAACGGTGTCACGGTCGAACGTTTCCGCCCCGTCCCACGGGTCGTTGTAGATGTCACCGAACGGGACGGCCACGCCCTCGATGCTGCGCCCGTCACCATCTGATGCTTTGCGGAGTTTCAGGCCGCGGTAGGCGATTTCCTTGCGTTCGTTCATTCGGTTTCCTCCAAGTCGTTCGATGGTTGCGGGGTTGGTGCGGCGGGTAGTGGTGGCCTGCCTTCCATGGCGCGCGCCTCATCTACGGTGAGCACGTTGCACGCTATGAGAATCTGGTAGGTTTCGGCCTTGGTCTTCGTGTCGCTTCGGCGCATGCTGTCCCAGTCGAGTTCCACGCTGGCGCCGCGCGGCAGCACCTCACCCAACGCGAGTTCGATGGGCTGCGCGTAGGCTTCAAGAGTGAAGTCCGCGAACTGTATCCATTCCTGTTCGATATTGCTGTAGGTGAGGTTCGAGCCTTCCACCGCCGCGAGCATGAGCGAAGCGGGGATGCCCAACAGGCGGGCTATCTGCGTGGTGTCGAACTGCTGCGTCTCCAGAAACTGCATGTCCTTGGGACTCAGCGCCAGCTGGGTGTATTTCAGGTCGCCGGTGAGCACCTTCACGTCATCGACGTTGCGCTTGAAACTTTCCTTGACCTTCTCGGCCACTTCGTCGTTCAACGGCTTCGCGGTGCTGATGATGCCCGTGGGATGCGTGCCCTCGGAAAAATACCTTGATTTGTAATCGCGCGCGTCGATGGCTCCCTCGATCTCCTCGCGCGCCGCCTCGATGGGCCCCATGCCGCGCAACCGTCCCGGCACCTTCAAGAATCTGAGATGAATGATGTCGTTTGACGTGTATTCGCGCCCCATGTACCAATAGCGCTTGTCGGGGTTGGCGATGTCGCCGCGAGCGTCGGAAACGCTCACCAACGCTGGCGGCAGATTCCGCAAGCCGATGGTTGAGCCGTCCACGCCCTTCAACCTCAGCCAGAACGCGTTGCCGTTCAACGCCAAGCCCATGACGGTTTCGCTGATGAAGTCCGCCCGCCACGTGTCGGGGTCCGGGCGTTCCACGATCCGCGCGGGTTCCACGGCCATGCCATGCCGCAACTGGCGCACGGGCAAGCCGCTGACTGCGGTCTGCAATATCTGCACGCCTCGGAACACGACCGACATGTTCAACGGGTCACGCCCGGCCGGACGGCGGAACGGCGCGGTCGCCACGCTTGACACGCGATTGGCGGAACGCTTCACCGCGCCCCACATGTTCGCCATCATCTCTCGTATGCTCATGCCGGACATGATGCGCGGCATGGCAGCGCCACGCCAAAAAATAGCGGCCATAGCGGCCATAAGCGGACACGTCGGCCACGTCGGCCACGTTTTAGTACACTCCGGGCGGTGTGTCGTCGGGCATGTGCGTCAATCCCCACAGGGCGAGCGTCGCGGCCTCGATGGTCGGCGCGTTCACGCCCTCAGCCCTGTTCCACAGCCAAGCGTCACCACTCATGCGCTTACCGGCCAAACCCGCCTCACGATCCATGTCTGAATCGGGCGCGTGATTCACCGCGTGCTGATCCAACGCGCTCATGAACGCCTGCGGCGCGGTCACCGCGTCAGCCGCCCTCATATCCACAAGCTCGTAACGGGCTATGCCCCATTCATCCAAGCTCAAACGCAACCGGTCGGCCAACGCCGCGGACGGCCCACGCATGTCGATGCAGATGGGCGCGTGATAGCGTTCCTGCAATTCCCTCAATCGTTCCGGCGCGCTGCCGGTTCCCGGCAACACGTCCACGACCTGCAACAGGGGCACGGCCTCGGTCTCGATGCATGCGACTATCGCGGTGCCGATGCCTCCCATGGCCACGGCCACGCCGAAACACACGCGCCCGGTGGCCTCAGCCGGATCTATAGCGTTGGCGCTGGTGGACTGCCACAGTTGCGGGTCTATCGCACGGTCGATGATTCCCGAATCCCGCAAGTTGCCGAAGGCACGCGCCCAACCCGCCGCGTCCTGGCTGAACTGACGGCGGAAATCGGCCAACTGGTCGTAGTCGAACAAATGCCCGGCACCGGGATGATGCGCCCAAATGTTGTCCAAGTCTTCGGGATCGCTGCCGAACGGTATACCGAAATCGAAGAAGCAGGTTCGTCCCATGGGTTCGCCCGTGTCCATCATCGCCCGCAACTCGTCAAGCTTCGGATTGAAAAACGTGGATTCCGCCGTGCCCTCGGTCGAACAGAATGTGAGCCGTGGCCGTACGCCGGTAAGCTTCAAACGCGTGGTGGTCGTGGGAAGGAAACCGTCCAGGATCGCCTTGGCCTTGTCGGCTGGCAGCGCCCAGCATTCATCCAACGTCAGCGAATCACCCTGGAAGCCGTGGCCGCCACTGTCGGTCGTGCCGCCCGGCTGTATCGTGCTGCCGTTCTTCAACGTGAGGCACATGCTGCCGTTGCTCATGCGCTTGGAAGCGGCCAACGGAGCCAGCGGAGACTTGTCGAAACCGGTGATGTACTCGCGGAACTGCTGGGATGCGTCCTTGCCGGTCTGCGCCAGATACCACACACGACGGTTCGGCCCCCACAACGCGTTGCGGGTTTCGGTCGCCCGCTCGCGCGTGGTTTTCCCGGCCTGCCGTTGTACGGTGAGCACCAGAGTGTCGTAATAGTAGGTGCCGGTGTCGGGGTCTATCTCACCGAACACGTCGGAAACCATGCGCTGCCATGGCAAGAACGGGGTGCCCAACGCTTCGGCTATGCGGGCTTCCTTGGCGCCATCGGTCGGACGCGCAAGGTTGCGCGGGGTCGCGTAGCGTGGTTTGAGGCTGGGGGTGGGTTTGACGCTCATCTCGCCATCGCCGCCATGAGTTCCTCCAGCCTGTCGTCAGTCTGGGAAGGTGTGGACGGGTAGATGGTTTCGAGCTGTTGGATGTAGCCGAGCAGGGAGGTCATGTTGCGGCTTATCTCGCGGCCACGGTTGTTCTGCGCGTCGATGTTGCGCGCGATGCTCAGCATGCTCGAATACAGGAAATCGGCCATGGCGTTGTCCGCCTTGCCTTCCCTGAACCTGTTGATGAACTTCTCGGTCGCTTTTTCCTGCGGCCCCTTGACGATTCCGGCGTCCTCCATGCCGTCGAGTCCATGGAACTCACCCATGTTGTTGCCTCCAAACCAAAATTGTTGTAGATTCCCTAATTGGCTAACGAATCAGTCCGAAATCGTGGGTGCCGTCCCTGTTTTCGGGCTTTTTTATTTGGTTTGTGGGGATAAGAAAATGGTGGGCGCGGGGTATCGGTGGTGCCTTGCGGCTTAAAAAACGGGCGGCTACCAGCGAGGCCGCGCCCGAACCGGCGGCGAAGAGGCCACGACTGGCGTGGTTGGTTCGCCGTCGCGTAGGCCAAGACTCGCAAGCCTCGCGCGCCTCGCCTTCTGCCTTGAGTCTATGCCTGCCTGGGTGATGCCGCTCCTGTACCACTGGCGCATGCTAGCCAGCTCACGCCGTCCGGCCTTCAGTTCCTCCAGCCGCTCCACCACCACGGGCTTGCCCGGATCACACACGTGTATGTCGTAGTCCAACGCCAGCCATTCGTCCAATAGGCGCGGGCTTCGCTGTGTGCCGGGCATGACCTTGACCAGCCACAGGCTCACGGGTTTGGCCAGCGTGACCGCGTTGCGATAGGCTCCCTGCCATGCCCCGGCCACGAGGTCACGCACCGCGTCGGGCACGGGCGTGTCGTCCGGCATATCCGGCATGAGCGCATCCGCCAACCGGTCGTAATCCACGATGATGTCGCCCGGCTGCATGTGCTCCAACACCCACGTGGTCTTGCCCGCGCATGGCGGACCGATGACCGCGTGGATCACGCTAGGCCAACCGGATAGTATGCGTTCACGACGCAAGCCGTTGCAATGCCTGCACGCCCGCCGCAGATTCTTGACGATAGTGGGACCGCCGAACACGTGGGGCACGATATGGTCGGACGTGTCGCCCACCTTCGTGCATCCCGGCATGTCCAGCCAACAGTCGTTGCCGTACCGTGCCACCACTTCCGCGCTTATCGCGGGCGGCACCCTGAGACGATGGTCAACGCGCGGCATGATCCGCCCTGAACCTTTCCAAGCCTCCCAGCGGATACCTGCACGTGCGGTCTGAATACCGAACAT